GACCGAGCCGGGCCGAGCCGGGCCGAGGTTTTCACTAACTCTGAGGTCCAAATTTGGACCGAATTTTGACCTCAGACAATATGAAACCCTCGGCCCGGCTCGGTCCACCTCGGTCCAGACCGGAAACCGGCGCACGACCCCGTGCGCGCGATGCGGAGGGTGAATACGTGGCAGATGGAGACCGAGACCTGAGCCGCCCGGCACCGATGAGCCGGGTCTTCAAGGCGAACGAGCGGGCCGCTATCCGGCTCCGGTCGGACTTGAACGGGAAGCTCCTCGAGGACCTGCGGGAGGCGTGGCTGGCGAAGGGGAAGCAGGCGCTGCTCGACTTTGCTAAGGATGACCCCGGCGGGTTCGTGAAGACCTTCGCCAGCCTCCTCCCGAAGCAGGCCCAGCTCGAGGTGACCGGGGACGCGCCCACGGTCATCTTCGACTTCCGGGGTCGGGAGGCGAGCGAGCGGGACCCGATCACGGTCGAGGAAGTGCTCGAGGAGGCGGAGGAGGCTGTCACGGCGGCGCTGGACGCGCTCCCGGGAGATGGCCTAGACTTGCCCACGGCTGCAGGATCCGACACCGAGGGCGCCCCAGCATGGGCCAGCGAGGAGCACGACCGACCATGGTAGCCGCGTGAACCCCGCCCGCCACCGGCACGCCCGGTCGCAGCTGGCCGCCTCCGAGGCGGCGGCGCTAATCGCTTACCAGCCGCAGGGGGCGACGCTGGAGCGATTCCACCGCTCGAACGCGTACTTCAGGTGCATCATCGGGCCGTTGGGCTCCGGGAAGACCCAAGCCGTGATCGCCGACATCCTCGACCTGATCGACACGACCGCGCCGGGCCCGGATGGGGTTCGCCGCTCAAGGTGGGCTGCGGTCCGGAACACGTACCCAGATCTCCAGACCACGACGATCGCCGACTGGAAGCGGTGGGCGCTGTTCCCCGGCGCGGAGTTCAAGCAGAGCGCGCCGCCCACGTGGACCGCGCGATACCGGCGCCCGGACGGGACGACGGTCGAGGCTGAGATGCTCTTCCTCGCCTTCGACCAGCCGGAGGACCAGCGGAAAGCGCGCGGGCTCCAACTGACAGGGCTCTGGTGCAACGAGCTGAAGGAGCTGGCGCACACGAACCTGTCCCAGCTCATGGGGCGGGTGCAGCGCTACCCCGGCCCGAGCGTGCCGGGCGTGCGCTACAGCGTGGTTTGCGACACCAACGCCCCGGATCGCGACCACTGGCTGGCGCGGTTGGCGATGCAGCCGCCGGACGGGTGGGAGTTCTTCATCCAGCCCGGCGCGGTTACCCGGCAGGGCGGCGCATGGCGCCTGAACCCGAACGCCGAGAACCTGAGCAACCTCGAACGCACGTACTACCACAACGCGATCCAAGGCCGCTCCGAGAGCTGGATACGGCAGAACATTGCGAATGAATTCGTATTCCACGCCGACGGGCGCCCGGTGCATCCGGATTTCAACGAGCGGCTGCACGTCGCCGAGGTGGCGCCGACGCCTGGTATGCGCATCGCCATCGGCTTCGACTTTGGTCGGACCCCGGCCATGGTCGTGACGCAGCGCCAGCCTGACGGCCGCGTGCTGGTGCTGGACGAACTGGTCACCGTGAACACCAGCGCCCGGCGCATGGGCCGGCTTTCGCGCCGGTTCCTCGCCGAGAAATACGACACCTACGCATACAACGGCTGGGGCGACCCGGCGGGCGAGCAGCAGGCGCAGACCGAGGACGAGACGCCGTTCGATATGCTGCTCGTGGAGGGTATCGAGGCGCTGCCGGCGCCGACGAACGACTTCGCGCGCCGCGTGGACGCGCTCGACACGCTGCTGCGCGAGATCGTCGACGGGCAGCCGGCGATCCAGATCCACCCGCGGTGCGTGACGCTGATCCGCGGCCTCGCCGGCGCCTACCAGTTCCGCCGCGTGAAAGTCTCTGGCGAGGACCGCTACCACGACCAGCCCGTGAAGAGCCCCGAAAGCCACGTGTGCGAGGCGCTGCACTACGTGCTGCTGGGTGAGGGCGAGGGCGCGGTGACGTTCGCGCACGTGCCGCGCACGCCGGATCTGGAAGCCTGCGGGCGCGCGCCGCCGCCGGGTGTCGGTGCCGGCGAGATGTACGGGTGGGCACCCCCTGCGGAGTTGTTCGAATGACCTACCGTGTCGGCCAGCCACCGCACGGCACGAGCGTGCCGGACGCCGTGTGGTGGGCGCACGGTGAGCTCGCCCGCGTGGGCGATGCCTTCGCGCTGGCCGAGCGGCTGTTCGCGTCGAGCGGCACCACCGTCTCGGGCGTGAAGTCCATCACCGGCGGCGGCGACCTGAGCGCCGACCGCACGCTGGAACTGGTGAACGACGACGCAGCCCCGCCGGCCGACTACGTTTACGGCACGAACAGCCTCGGCGTGAAGGGCTGGGTGCCGGCCGGCTCCGGTGGCGGCGGCGGCGGGATCGGCGAAGCGCCGGCCGACGGCCAAGACTACTGGCGCAACACGGGCGCATGGGTCGCCGGCAACTGGACGAGCCTCGACGGCAAGCCGTCCGCGTTCCCGCCGTCTGCGCACGCGCACGCGATCAGCGACGTCAGCGGCCTGCAAACCGCGCTGGACGGCAAGTCCGACATCGGGCACACGCACGACCACGGCACGCTGATTGGCCTGTCCGACGACGACCATCCGCAGTACCACACCGACGCGCGGGGGGATGCCCGCTACGCGCCGCTCAGCCACGTCGGGCAGGGCACGGGCAGCCACCCGACATTCGCCGGGGCGGCCACCGTCGGCTTCGTCCCGGATCCGCTGACCGCGCTCGGCTACGTGCTGGCCGACAGCGGCCAATGGGTGCCGCGCGCGCAGGGCGCGACGGGCGGCGTGGTGCTGAACTATCGTTACGACGACAGCACGGTCGCGGCCGACCCGGGGAGCGGCGACCTCCGAATGAACAACGCCAATCAGGACCTCGCCACGGCGCTGTACGTGAGCGAAACCAGCGCGCCCGGCAACGACCTCTCTGCCGTCTGGGACACGTTGCGCGCGGGCGACTTGCTGCAAATCGACGACACGCAGGGCGCGACCGGCACGCACGTTTACCTGATCACCGGGGCGATCACCGACAACGGCACGTGGCGCACGGTGCCAGTGACGCTGTACACGTCGAGCGGCGCGGCGATCAGCAACAACAACACGATCCAGATCGGCGTCATCTACGACCCCACCGAGCGGCTGCCCGCTGGCGGCACGACCGGGCAGGTGCTGGCGAAGACCAGCAGCACGAACTACGCCACCGCGTGGACGGCGACCGTGCCGGCGTGGACGGTGAACGCGGGCGACCTGATCGTCGACCGTAGTGCGTCCACGAACAACGCGGTCCTGATCCTGAACGCGTTGGTAACGAACATCAGCGCGGTGCAGCATCTGGTGTCCGGGGTCAGGCGCGCGCAGACGTACTTCAACGCCCCGAACAGCCGGTGGGAGGCTCAGGTGTACGACGCCGCCGGGGCGAACGGTCAGCGCCTCGTGCAGGGCGTCCATGACGGCGCGGCGGCGCTGTTCTACGCGGGCGTCGAGAAGCTGGCCACCGAGGCGTCTGGCGCGAAAGTCACCGGGCGGCTGTTCGTCGAGCAATCGGGCACCGATGACGCGCTGCTGGTGCATGACGCGGTGTCCGACACGACGCCGTTCGTGATCAATTCGGCGGGGCGCGCCGTTTTCGGGCACCCGACGCCCGTCGCCGGGTACCGCTCGGCCACCGGGCAGAGCATCACCCCGTACCGCCAGCAGCAGGGCGCGAGCGCGCAGGAAGCGTGCGACGTCATCACCGTCTGGCCGTCCGGGTCGTCGGCGGGCGCGGCGCTGGTCGGCGCGCGCAGCAACAGCGGTGTCGTCGGCACGCACGCGGCCGTCGCGGCGGGGAACAACCTGTTCGATTTGGTCGCGAACGGCTCGGACGGCTCGGCGTTCGCCGTCGCCGCCACGCAACGGGCGCGCGTCTCGGCCGGCACGAGCGTTTCGGCGGGCGTCGTGCCCGGCACGTGGGTCTGGGCGCTGGCCGACACGGCAGGCACGCTGGCCGAGAAGCTGTTCCTCGACCACACGGGGCTGCTCGCGCTGCACGGCACCCTGTCGGTGAGCGCGGGCGCGTCGGTCTACTCGCTGGACCCGGCGACCTACGGCGTGGAGTTGCTGAACCGCGCGCACGGGTACTACACGTTCACGGCCGACATCTACAGCACCACGTTCGACTATTTGAAGTCGCGCTCGGCCACCATCGGCCAGCACGCAGCGGTGCAGGCGAACGACCTGATCGCCACGCTCCGGGGGCGCGGGAGCGACGGCACCCAATGGGTGAGCGCGGCGCAGATGCTCATGCGCGCCATCGGCACCATCAGCGCAGGCATCGTGCCGGGGCAGATCGAACTGCAGGCAGCCGACGGCGCGGGCACGATGGCCACGCGGCTCACCGTCAACGCGAGCGGCACGGACGTTGCCGGGCACCTCACGGCCAACAGCATCGGCACCGACGTGCAGTACCAGTCCATCGCCGAGGGCGGCAACTACACGATCAACAACGACACGGGCACGTTTCAGGGCACGCAGACCACGACGCGCTCGGCGGCCACGATCACCATGCCGGCCGCGCCCTACGCGGGGCAAATCGTGCGCATCGCCTCGGCCGGCGCGATCACCGCGCTGTCGCACCTGCCGAACGCGGGGCAGACGCTCAACGGCGCGCTCACGACCATCGCCGCCAACGGCGCGCACGCATGGCAGTATCGCGGCACGGGTATCTGGTATAAGGTGTAAACGATGGAGGACACGATGCAGTTAACGCTGACGCTGACCGACGAGCAGGTGACGCTGGTGCTCGACGCGCTGGCCGAGCAGCCGCTCAAGCGCGTCGCGCTCGTCTACAGCGAGATCATGGTGCAGGTGGCGCGCCAGCGCGTGGCCAACCTGACGCCGGAGCCGGAGGCCGCGTGAACGCCCGCACGCGCGCGACATTGCTGCTGGCGACCGCCGCGCTGGTGATCGTCGCGCTGCTGGCGCTGCCCGGCTGCACGAGCACCATCGAGCGCGAGGGCGAGGTCATCACGACCGTCTGCGCGGTGTTCTGCATCACGCACAAGCGCGAGGGGAAGGCGAAGGCGGAGCACGCGGCGGAGACCCGGCAGTGACCATCAACGCGGCAGCCAAATCCCTCGTCGTGAAGCCGAGCGCGGACGGCAGTCGCTACTCCGAGTACCCGGCGGGCGATGCGCCGACGACGCAGGCGCGCAACCTGCTGTACGAGGGATCGTTCGACGATGGCAAGATCGCCTCGCAGACGTCGCTGGTCGATGGCGGGTTCATTCAGGCGATGAAGGACGCTGGCTACGTTGACGGGAACAGCAAATTCCCGAACGGCGGCGCGGGCAACTACGGACCCGGCATCGACTCGGACCTGCGGCTGGTGGCGAGCGAGGTCGTCGGGAGCGAGACGATCCTGCCGCGCAAGGGCGGGTATTTCCTGCGCGGGGCGCTGCATTTCAACAAGAGCAACCCCAGCTACAAGGACTACAACATCCTGAGCGACGGCACGGTCGGGGACATCAGCGGCACCAATGACAAGCCGCGTTGGGGATTCGAGTTCAGCAATGCCGTTTACACGTGGGATTACGACACCGAATGGTGGATGGGGTTCAGCATCCGCATCCCGGCCAACTTCGACCACGACAACCCAAGCAAGGCGAACAAGTCCGCGTGCATGATTTTGGAGACGGTCGCTGAGTCGGCCTCGCGTGGCTTCTTCGGCATCGACATCCGCGCGCGCACCAGCAACGTCGCATCCGATTGGGTGCTGAACCTGCACACCGACGCGACCAGCGTATCCGAAGGCGGGGCAAACGAGGTTCACGATACGGTCACGCTCGGTCCCTGCGACGATGACGTAGGCCGGTGGACCGACTTCGTGATCCGCTCGCGCGCCAATCCGTTCACGGTGGACACCAATCCCTATCTCGCCGGCATCCCGAACAGCAAGAACCAGTTGTATCAGGGCAACAAGGGCATCCTCGAAATCTGGAAGTCCACCGGCACCACGACGCGCGCGATGACGAAGGTGTTCTCGCGCGTGAACCAGCCGGTCGGACTGGTGCCGCACGAGACGTCGAAGTTCAAGTGGTCGGTGCGCGCCTACAAGTACGGCTGGAAGAAGGAACCGACCGACGCCGATACGCCGGTATGGCTCGGGTTCGACGAGATACGCTTCGGCGGCACGCTCGCGCACAACACCGGCTACAGCGACGTCCACCCCGATCAGGAGGCGATGCCCTGATGGCGCTCGGCGAAGTCGTCAACAGCGCGAGCCGCGCCGTGACGGGCGGGGCGTGGGCGTCGTCGCCGCTGTCGTTCGGCTTCACGGCCACGGCCGGGAACCTGCTGGTCGTGATGGTCGGGCAGAACAACGACGCGGTGGGGCTCACGCCCAACCCGGTCAGTGGTTACACGCTGCAAGAGCACTACTCGGACGGCTCGGCCGGCGTCGTCTCGGGCGCGCTGTACTGGAAGCAGGCCGATGGCACCGAGACAGCGTTCACCGGTTCGTGGACGGCGGAGACCAACGCCGGGTCCATCACCGTCGTGGAGATCGACGCCGCCGGGCTCGACCTGTCCGCCGCCGCCGGGTCCGCAGAGGACGAATCGACCGCATCCGCCGCCGTGACGTCGGTCAACACGGGGTCCGCGAGCATCGCCAACGCGGGCGGCGGTCTGGCCGTCGCCGGGTTCATGATGGATGACGGTGCAACCGTCCTCACCGACTATGACAGCGGGTTCGTCGAGGCCATCGCCGGCAACGACGTGCAGTGTCAGGCGTTCATCGCGCGGCGCGTCGCCACCGCGTCCGGCAGCTATTCCTGCACCGCGACCCTGAGCGCGCAGGACCAGTGCTATGCCTGCATCGTCACGTTCAACAAGCAGGCGGGCATCGACCTCACCAGCGTGGACGGCGACAACGAGGTCTACGCCGGACAACCCGGCATCGGCTGCACGGGCTCGGGGCTCGATGCCGTGACCGTGTTCGAGGTCCGCACCGGCACGCGCGCGCAGGCGTGCGGCATCTCGGACAAGACCTCGACCAGCCTGACGCTCAGCACGCTCCCGAGCGCGGCCACGATGCGCGCGTCCGGCATCAAGTGGGGCGCGTGCAACTTCTACGTGAGCGACGGGGCGAGCGCCACCGATTCGCTGCAGGGGCTGATCGACCCGGCCGCGAGCGCTCGCGACTACCACAACGTCACCGACATCTCGCAGGCCGGCAACGCCGGGTGCATCTACAACGGCCTCACCCCGGCGGTGGCGGTGGGCGACCAGATCGAATTCCGCGCGACGACCGCGACCTACGGCTGGCCGGTGCACATCGACGAGCAGGGGTTCGCCGTCATCGACAGCGGCGGCGACAACCGCACCGACAGCTTCGACTACTACGTGTTCGACGCCAGCGACGAGACGTGGGGCGTGGCCGCCAACTGGCAGATCACCGACACGCCCGCACTCTCCGCGCCGGCCGGATCGGGCACCACGCCGACCGAGGCGAACGTGAGCGTTGCGACCTCCCAGCGCGAGGGCACCATCTGGGGTGTCGTCACCGACTCGGCCACGACGCCCACGCACGCGCAGATCAAGGCCGGTCAGGACCACGCGGGTGCGGCGGCCGCCGCCGCGTTCAGCGACGCGGCATCCGACGGCACCGGCGCGGCATCGATCACCGGGCTCACGGCTGCCTCGACGTACTACGCGCACTTCACGCAGGAGAACCTCGCCACCCCCGTGCTGTCGGCCGCGCCCGTGAGCAGCGCCGCGTGGACGCAGGAGGCGTCCGCCACGCCGCCAACGGTGGTGACGCCGATCCCGAACCAGACCGGCAAGGTCGGCCAGTCCACCAGCCTGAACGTCGCGGCGAATTTCAGCGGCGCGACCGAGTACGCGGCCACGCCGCGCCCCGGCGGCATCAACTTCAACACCGCGAGCGGCGCGTTCAGCGGCACGTTCACGACCGAGGAGACGGTGGACACCACCGTCACGGCGATCAACGCCGACGGCGAGGTACAGGACGTTTTCCGCTGGACGATCAGCGCCGCCGACGTGCCGCCGAGCATCGCCACCATCGGCAACAAGTCGAACGCCGAGCATCACGCGGGCGTCGTGCTGACGCCGACGGCCACCGGCACCGCGCCGATCACATGGAGCGCGACGGGGCTGCCCACGGGTTACACGATCAACTCCAGCACGGGGCAGGTGGCCGCGCCCGGGGATCGCAACAACGAGGGCACGTACAACGCGCGCATCACCGCGACGAACGTCGCTGGCACGGACCACGAAGACTTCACGTGGACGATCACCAGCAGCGACCCGGTGCTGGCGGCCATCGGCAACCAGACGACCTACGAGGCCACGGCGGGCGTCGTGCTGACGCCGAGCGCGACGGGTCCGGGCACGCTCGCGTGGAGCGCGCTGCAACTGCCGCCCGGCTACGCCATCGACGCGCAGACGGGCGTCGTGACGGCGGCGGGGGATCGCAACAATCAGGGCACGTACCCTGTCGGGATCAACGTCAGCAACGCCTACGGCACCGACATCGAGAGCATCACATGGACCGTGCTGTCCAGCGATCCGACCGTCGTTGCGCCGATCCCCGACCAGTCGCACCGGCAGGGACAGGCGGTCAGCCTGAACGTGATCGGGAATTTCGACGACGCGGTGAGCTACGTAAGCTCCGGGCACCCGACAGGTGTCGTGTTCAGCGGCACGGGCGCGTACTCGGGCGCGCCGACGACCATCGGCACCTACACCGTCACGGTCACCGCCAGCAACGCCTACGGCTCCGTGCAGGACACGTTCACGTGGGAGGTCACGAGCGGCGCGCCCGTGCAGACCGCCGACGCGCCGGATCAGGTGCTGTACAACGGCATCAGCTACTCGGGCGAGGCGAGCAATTTCTTCGCCTACGCCACGAGCTATTCCAGCACCGCGTGGCCCGCCGGCATCACGATGAACAGCGCGGGCACGATTTCCGGCACCTACACGGGCGGCAACGCCTCGGGCACGGTGACGGTCACGGCGACGAACCCCTACGGCTCCGCGCAGGATACGGTGTCGTGGACCGGCTATGCTTCCCTGCCGTCGGGCGGCGGGGGCGGCGCGCACGGGGCGGGCGTCTCGATCAGCGTTTCCATCGGCATTTGAGGACCGAAGCATGAGCGACATCGCGAAAATCTCCCCGGCGGGCAGTTGGACGGCGGCGACCGGCGGAATGCAGATTCCCGTCGGGTGCAAGGGGATCTTCATCAAATCGGGCGGGTCGATCACGATCACCGACCTCGACGGCACGGCGCTGACCATCGCCGCCACGGCGGATGCCGTCTACCCGCTGCGCCCGCACGGCGTCACGACGGCCAGCAACGCATACATCCTTTCGTGAGGGCAACGACGATGCCAATGGATCGCAGCAGGAAGATCGGCACGCTGAAGCGCAACCCCGTGCAGGGCGCATCCGGCAAGACGGGCAACGCGCTGGGGCCGCTGCACATGGGCGGCAACCCCGCAGGCCGCGCGCAGGTGCGCGGGCAGGCCACCAGCGCGAGCGGCGTGTACAAGGCAACCGGCAAGCGCGGGCAGCCGCGCAACCTGAACCAGACGGCGGTGCCGCAGAACGCGCTCGGCGGCCCGGGCGTGGTCGGTTTCAAGCAGAACGTCGCGGGGCAGAGCTTCGACTTCAAGACCTGCTTCGAGAACTTTGCCACGAGTTCCGGCACGTTCACTTCGACCTCGGTGCCGGCGGGCATGACGCTGAACAGCACGACGGGCGTGCTGAGCGGCACGCCGACGACGGTAGCCACCGGCACGCCGACCATCACGGTGATCGCCGCCACGGGCGTGCCGGCGAGCCTTGCCGTGCCGTGGAAGTGGTCGGTCACGGCTTGAGCGCGAGGGCAATCACGTGGAAGCGGGCAATCGTCGGCTGATCAGCATACTGGAGTCGCAACTGCGGGAGGCCGACTCCAGCGCAGAGGGCGTCGGCGACCAGCGCGAGCAGAACCACAAGAGCTACACCATGCAGCCGCTCGGCAACGAGCGGCCCGGGCGGTCGCGCTACATCAGCCCCGACGTGCTCGACAGCGTGGAGGGGAAGAAGGCGCTCTTCATCGAGACGTTCTTCTGCGGGCGTCCGGTGGCGAAGTTCGTCCCTGACGGTTACAGCTCGCCGCAGGAGGCGGACCTGAAGACCGCCTACGCGAACGCGCAGCTGCGCGCCAACAACCACTTCGAGCTGTACCGAGACGGCTGGCATGACGCCTTCGTCGCCAAGCGCATGGCGATGCTCGTGGAGTGGAAGCAGATGGACGAGCGCGTCACGCTGGAATTCTCCAACACGCCGGTACAGATGGCGCACGGCATGGTGCAGCAGGCTCTCGGCACCGAGACGGTTCTTGATATCGATGACAGCGGGCTGCAGACATCGCCGGATCCGCAGAACCCGACGGTGTCCGGCACTGCCGTCGCGCGCGTGGACCGCTCGCGCGTGAACCTGACGCTGCTGGTGCCCGAGCAGTACCGCCGCGATCCCAAGGCCACATACGTGCGCGACGCGGCGTTCGCCAGCTACGAGGAGGAACGGTCCCGCGGCGAGCTGGTGAACGACGGCTACGATCCCGCTCAGGTGCTGACGCTGAAGCGTTCCGCGAAGGCGCGCAGCTCCAGCGAGGACGCGGCGCGCAAGCAGCACGATGCCAGCCATTCGCAGCGCCTCACCAGCTCGCGCGCGCCCGAGCAGGAGATGGTGACCTTCTACCGCACGTGGACGTGGCTCGACTACAAGACCGTGATGGATGAGATGGGCTCCAGCGACCAGCCTGTCACCGGCATCGAGCTGTTCGAAATCCACTGGTCCGAGGGCGAGATCCTGCGCTGGGCCGACGGCACGCCCGCGATCCGCGTGGCCGACGAGATGCCGTTCCTTGAGTGGTGCGAGTACAAGATCAGCCATGCCGAGCATGGCATGGCCGACGCCGACGTGCTGAACCACGCGCAACGCGTGAACAGTATCCTGAAGCGCCTGGTGCTCGACAACCAGCAGATGCGCAACAGCTCGCGCTATCAGGCACTCTACGGCGCGGTGAAGAACCCGCGCGACCTGCTCGACAACCGCATCGGCGGCGTGATATGGGCGACGCGGCAGGACGCCGTGAAGGCGCTGGAGACGCCCGAACTGTCCCCGCTCACGATGCACGTGATGCAGATGCTGAAGGAGGACAACGAGGCGCGCAGCGGGCTCTCGGGGCTCTCGAAGGGCATGAACACCGACGCCATCAGGTACCAGAACGCCGCCGACATGGTGGAGCGCCTCACCGCGGCCGGCAGCAGGCGCGTGATGAAAGCCGCGCGCGACTTCGCCGAGAGTTTCCACGCGCCGCTGATGAAGCTGATCGTGAAGCTCGGCAAGCGCCACGACAAGCGCGTCCACGTGTTGCAGGTCCGCGGCCAGCCGGCACAGGTGTCGCCCGGGCAGTGGATCGACCGCCCCGAGGAGTGCGAGGTGGATCCGGCGCTGACGCCGGAGGCGGGCCAGCGCAAGGCGCAGAGCCTGTTGATGCTCGACACGGCGATCAAGCAGGACCCGATGATGGCGCCGATGTACACCATGGCGCAGCGCCACGCGCTCTACGACGAGGTGTTCGACGCGCTGGGCTACCCGAACAGCGTGCGCTTCTTGCTGCCGCCCGACGACCCGCGCGTGATCGCGCAGATCCAGCAGGCTCAGCAGCAGCAGCAACAGCAGCAGCAGATGCAGCAGGCGGCGTTCCAGCTCGGCGTGCAGGAGAAGCAGGTCGCGATCCAGAAGGAAGCCAACGCCGTGCAGAGCGAGACGCGCCGGCTGGAGCTGGAGCAGCGGCGATTCGAGCTGGACGCGGCCGACAAGGCCGCGGACAACCTCCGCGCCGATCGCGAGTTCAAGTGGCAGCAGACCACCGACATCGCCGAGTTCAAGCTGGAGCAGGAACAGGGCCGCGCCGCCGCCATAGGCGACGGGCCGGGGCGCATCAAGGGGACCTCGCAATGAAACGCCACAAGGGCCCATGGCCCACCAAGGAACAGCTGGCCGCGATGGAGCCGTACCGCCGCCAGCAGTACGTGCGCATGGAGAAGTCGCGGCACCCCGATTACGTGAAGCACCGGAGGATGACCTTTGAGCACAACCGAACTGCCGTCGAGCACGCCGCAACAAGCGCCGCGCCGCCCGCGAGCGCCGAACCGATCCGAGCCGCGCCAGCTGCCCCCGACGCGCGAGGAGATCGTCTCGCGCGGGGAAGACGCGGCCCGATTGCTCGGGAGCGCCTCGTTCAATCTGGCGGTGCGTAACGCGCTCCAATCGTGGCAGGACGGCATCCTGTTCTCCGACCCGGCGGACACCGTCGGGCGCGAGGCGCTGTACTGGAAGATGCGCGCGCTGAATGACGTGCTCCTCGAACTTCCCGGGTTCATCGCCGAAGCGCAGGCGCTGACCGCTACCGATCTGGAAACCGAAGCCGCGGCAACCGCCGCGTGGGAACGGTTCCACCAACTGGACAGCTGACAGGCAGGAGTCTACTATGCAACCGACCTCACCCCCTTCGGGCCCCGGCGCTACGCCGGCCACGCCCGGCGCCGGGCAGTCGTTCCGCGAGCAAGCCCTCGCACGTCTGCGCGCCGAGAGCGCACCGAGCCCCGCCCCCGTAGCCCCTGTACCCCGGCGACAACCCCCGGTACAGCCGCGCGCAGAGGCGCAGCAGGCCGGAAACTCCGGGCAGGACCCGCAACCCGATCACCCGGGCGCCGAAGCTGGCGCTGAAGATCCCACGCTGCAGCAGGATCTTGAATCGGCTGATGGCGGCAAGCAGCAAGACCCCGAGGGCGAAGAGCCTGACTACGGCGAGGACGTGCAGCGTCTGCACGCCGAGCTGAAGGCGCGCGATGCGCTGTACTGGAAGATGCGCGCGCTGAATGACGTGCCCCTCGAACTTCCCAAGTTCATCGCCGAAGCGCAGGCGCTGACCGCTACCGATCTGGAAACCGAAGCCGCGGCAACCGCCGCGTGGGAACGGTTCCACCAACTGGACAGCTGACAGGCAGGAGTCTACTATGCAACCGACCTC